ACTCTTTTGCTCTCCAAGTATTGTTATATAGCCAAGGGTCGTCATCTGAATTTATCGTGGTAAGTACAGAATCCAACGCATAAACCATATCATCTACATCAGTGCTAATATAACCTAGCATTACTCAGACTCCTCTATAGGCTCAAACACATTGTCAATAACATCTACATCATCAGGTTCAGTACCCTGAATATCTTTAAGGAATAAGTCTTTAGCCTGTTCAACATCGTCAGCCTCAATTTCTCTGCTCCAGTAGTTGTTTACTCGTTCATAGTAATCAATGTTATAAATAGGCATTACTCACCCCAATACTTTAAGATAGTATTCATAGTCATATGTAGATTACAATCGCAATCCCCACCATTCATATTTTCCATAAAATCAAAGTGTGAGAAATTATCCTCATAGATTTCCTCTACGAGTTCGTGTATTGTGTAAGGTTTAAAGGTTGTGGTCATTGTTCAAACCAACTACCTGATGTAGGGTCATATACATTTTCAGCAATTTCCCAATCGGCTTCGTGCCAACGGATTTGGTCGTCCATAATTACGGCAATCTCATCTATGAACTTTTGCATAATTGCTTCTGCGTGTTGCTTGCTTTTTGCCTCAATATTTACAATAGGAATACTAAGGTCGCAAGAGTAGTAGGGTTGTAGCATTGGGTCTGACAGGGTATCTGTGGTCATTTGATTTCCTTTTCTTTAGGCTATGCTAATATTGTAGCAGGTGCTACTGACATTTTAGATTGCCATAGGGAACAATTACTATCTAATCTATCACCAAAGACACGGATGTATTCTGAGATATCCTCTGTTTGATCTGTTAGACATTCCTTGACTGTATCTACTGATATAAATACTCTGCCATTCCATAGACCCATTTGGCCAATGTTTGTTGGTACTTCTAAGCATCCGTAAGTATCCTGCTCCCAGCCTACTCCTTCTGAGCAAACCAAGGCATACTTGTTGTCGCCAAATACATTTTTTTCTTCAAGGGTAATGAACAATAGATTATCTACTGTACATTCACTAAACTCACTACTATACTGTAGATCATATATCTTGTTAGCAATAGTGGCTAACTTCTTACCGTCTACGATTTGTCCTACATATCCCTTAGTTCTATCTCTCATTGGGTTTCCTTACTGTTTGGTGGTTTATATTTAATTTTACCGTAATGTGGTTCATAAAGCAAGTCTACGTAATCGTAAAATGTCCGATTTGTGAGGTTTGGTACGTAATCCAGGTGTGATTTCACTCACATCGTAAACGTGATTTGGGTCACACCGTTCGAAAAAATCTTGCGATTCCAACGGGACTTGAACCCGCAGCCTCTACCGTGACAGGGTAGCGATCTAACCAATTGATCTATGGAATCTTGCGAGCAGTTTTTATTCTTGCTCAGGAATTTTTTTGCTATGCTAGTTGCATAACATTCTGCACAACTTTCAGCAGACGATTTTTCTCTGCGTTGATAGCAGGGTCAAATCCGCTTGCGCTTGCGAGAATAGACTCGTTATTACCACCACGAGCAGAACGGTACCAGTCAAGACGCTCAGTAAGTGCATTGAACGCACCCCACGCATTACCAGCAATCATTCCGTTAAATTCGCCAGTATAAATGTCGTTGATAACATCTATCTTGTTTTCCCACTTCTTTAGCGAACCCTTAGAATCTTTCTCTGGCTTAGGATAAGCAGCGAGAATGATATCGTTGAATTGTTGAGCAGATACTTCTGCCTGAATCATAGCGTTAGCCATAACGTCAAAAGAATCCATATACTTATGAGCAAGCCCAAGAGTCTCACGAGCAACGGCAACCTTACCGCTTGCAGTTTGTGTATGACGAATCTTGAATGATTGCTTCACGCCACCCTTTTTTCGGGTAGTGTTAAGTGCAAGATTGAGAGTGTTAGCGCACACTACACGAACGGGTGTAATGCTTGCCTGAATAGCGATTGAGCCGTCGTGTGATGTGTTGATGAGCAAATAAGTCTTTACCTTATCTGCAACGCCAGTAGGGTCAAGAATTGTCTCACGCTCTAGTGCTAATGCACCGAACACGACACGTCCACCCTTGATTGAGCCAGCGGTTTCCCAACGTCCACCACCGTCAAGAATGTTATCACCGAATGAAAATAAATCCTCATTCTGCATAACGTGATAACGCTCACCGACTACGCCAAGAACATCGGTTTGTGTGTTGTCGGTAGGATTAGTACGCAAGACATATTGGTAGTTCTTGTCGCTTGTTAAGTGTGATGGAATTGGCATATCCTCAAGACGGACATTCCAATTAGAAAGGCTTGCTAGGTCTAGCATTTCTTGTGTAGTTTTTTCCTCGGTAAATACGGTTCCCAATCCGTGCCAAGCAGGTTCTCTGAATGAGGCGAATGAGGTTTTACCGTTTTGTGTTTCTAAGTCGTGAGCCACGATTTTCCTTCTTTCTTTTGTTGTTAATCTAATCATACACCACCCCACCGACATATGCAAATCAGGCTAGTTAGATATGGGGCAAATCGGACATTCCTTAATGTGATTAAATTCACACTGATCTTAACGGCGTGTCGTAAGTTATCCACAGGTTATCCACAAGCGGTTCGAAAATTTTGTTGAGCAGTTTTAGGACGTGCTCAGGTCCATTTAGTAGCCCCCTACTAAAAATCAATCCTATCAACTGAAGCGCTAAGCCAAGTGATGTTGTCAGAATTATAAGACACTGATTCAAAATCAATATCGTTTACAACTGATTCTGTATCTTCATTGTGTGGTACCTGCACTGTTAAATTGTAGGTCACGGAAACCTCAACTTCAACTTCCTTGGTTAACTCAAAGCCACAAAGGTCCGCAAGTATCTCTGCGACTGTATCGGAGATTTCGTCATTTGATAAAGATTCAAGTACATAGTCCTTGATTTCATTGATAAGGTTTCCACGTTCAATCTGCAGTGTGGTTGCACGGGTTGACATATTAGATAAGTCTTCTTGCATACGAGCAATGTACTCATCCTTCTTTTGAATTACTTCTTGCAAGGCAGAAATCTGTGTCTTAAGAAATTCTGTTGTTGCATTCATTACCGACTGGTCCATTGGGGGCCTCTTTCTGTTAGGTTGTTTATATATTCAATTGTACTACTGGCGACTGACATTTGTCAACTACCAAGATGATGAGTAATAGAATGATAACTTATCAACTTCGTCTAGAGCAAAGATACGCTCTAACTGACTGACAGTATCCTTTAGGTCATTCCAGTACCATTCGTCAATATCTGTTCCACCAAAGAAAAATCCTTCTTGTGGTGGGAATAGGCTAGGGTCTTTAGTTTCTAATGCGTGCTTGCATAGTGCTAGCAACTCTATTAGTTTATCTTGTGATACATAGTAGTCTCCACAGTTATCATTACCACCTTGCACTTCTCTTACGAACCAAGAATGTATCTGATTAGCCTTGCGCCAGTAGGCACAGGTTACAGATACTTCTGCTCCATAGATATCTGTTGCAACATCTGATAGTTGTGTCAGTTCCAGTAGGTCATTAAATTTTGGGTATACCGCTTCAGGAGATAAATAAGATAGTTCACTATTATCCTGTAAGGCTTTCCAGTTGATTTTTTCTAGGTGCTTCTTAGCGCTGAGATACATATCTAATCCCATTGGGGGCTTCCTTCTTTCTGTTTTGATATTAATATAATTCTAGCAGGTTGGACCGACAAATGCCAATCGTAAGCCCAGAGATCTTAAATAGTGAGACGTAAAGCATGTGAGAAAGATCACACGGTTCGAAAAATTTTTGAGCAGTTTATCAACTTACTCAGGTTGTTTGCCTCGTGGCACCTTCGTGCATCTTGCAAAGTTATGTGAGCAGTTTATACACTTACTCAGGTGATGCAGAGGCAGGTACCTTAGTCTGGAACCCCTGCAATTATTAAATTGTGTGAGCAGTTTAGCGACTTACTCAGGTCGTTTATCTAATTAAAGATAACGGGCTACCGCATTGTAGGTAGAAGTATTTACGACTTCCTCGTCGGTCATCTTTAGGATACGAATTGCATTTGCAATTTCCTCTTTCTGACTACGATATTCGTGCTGACCCATCATCTCAAAATCACGCTCAGGAGATGTTGGAAGGTCTGACTCTGAAAGACCTGTTAGGTCAAAGTCAATGTTTAGTGTTCCGTTCCAAGAACGAAATGATGTGCGGAAGTTTTCTGCCTTCTTGATGTTTGCAATCGCATAGGCAATCATTTCCTTCTTGTACTTCTCGTTAGCCTTCTGAAACTTTGCTTCATTGGCTTCTTGTGATGTGTAGTCAAGTTCTAGTTTAGCAAGTGCTGACTCTAGTGCCTTGATTACTTTGGTCGTTGCGATTTTTACGCTAATTGCTTTTCCTTTTGTTGCCATTGTGTTTTCTCTTTTCTTTGGTGGTTGATTTTTTTAGGGGGATTTAGTGAGCCTTTTTACAACTTGCTCAGGTTGTCCCACTCTATTTATTTAGACACGCATTTCTGTGGGGCGTGTATTTAGCGTTATGCTAAAATTACTTGGCTGTCCAAGTTGTGTAGCGTGTAGAACCTGCTACATCTAACTTCACACGCACATTACCATTTGCGAGTGGCTTGATTTCCTGAATTGTGCCAGTTACCTTTGACTTCTGTGAAGTGTAAGTGTCGCCGACCTTGTATGTTGCTGTTGATACGCTCATTTGTTTCTCCTTTGTAGTTGTTTTTGCTTATATCTAAGTTTAGCAAAAAATCTAAGAAATATCAAATCCTACCCCTAGATTTCTCACTATTTGAGACGATTTGTGTGTGATTTAGGTCACACGCCTAGTGTCCCGACCCTGCTATCACTAGGATAGTCAGTAATAGGGCTATTACATATAGGATTTCCATATAGACCCCTCATTTTTTGGTTGCACTAAACACTATATCAGATTTCTCATAAATACACAACTTGCAGGTTGCACACGCTGAGCCTTTCTGTGATATAAGTGGAATAGACTTTTTATTCTCAGGGCATTTAGCCCCAGGGCGTGAGGTTAGTTCTTTCATATCTGCCTGACCTAGTGCAAAGTTTTTGGCAAGATATGCGAGAGATATTCCGTGATCTGTTTTAAGACCAATTCCAATAGCCTTGTTCTCGCTATCAGTAGAATAATATAGAGATAGATTTTCAATACCCTTTAGCATTAAGGCGGATGACTTAACACGGGTATATACCCAGAATTGAATATCAGGGTTATTAAGGATTACATTCTGCCAGGCTAGTGTATAGGTATCATTAAAAAAATCGCCGTCCCAGTGGATACGGAATTGCATAGGCGCATTGCGCTTAACACAATCATTTCTAAATTCTTCAATCATTTCTGATAGCAATACTTGCATAGTATCAAAATCTGCATTGCGTAGTAGATCCCAGTTATGCAATAAGTTTTTCTTTACTGTTGGGAATACCTTTTCCAGTTTTCCTGCGTAGCAAACCGACTCACACACACTGGTTGCACCAGGGCACGAGTAAGCCTTTCCAGCAGGTAATCCAAAAGTGTTGGCGATACTTGCTTGTTTTCCGTTAGGTGTGACGGCATTAGCGACCTTTCTATCTTTTGAGCGTAGTAGTTTAGTCATATATTGACCCTCTTTCTTTTCTTAATTCTAGCATTTGGCTCTGACATTTTTTTCTGTCGTACTTCTTTTTATTTGGTACGGCTGAGGCAGCGTTGCTACGGCGTAATTCCATAAGCCTACGTAATTCCTCAGATGTTTTTTTCATACCTTAATCATACCAAAAAATCTAGAAAATATCAAATCCTGGAGAATCGGGATAGTCTACGTAAAACGGACATTTAGGACAACGGTTCGAAAAAATCTTGGGGGATACCCAAGATCAATCCTCATCTCTTTCTATAAATACATATAGTTTAAACATTTCTTCATAGGTGCAAGAGTAATCATATTCCTCACCATATTCGTTACGATGAGTGATTACATAGTTATCACCTGTAGCGTCATCTGTAATTGCAATTACTTCTACAATATCCATATCAATATTGATTAAGTCGCCTTCCATTAATTGGCTAGGTGTAAGTAAGTCTGCATATACTAGTTCCATACGGGTTATTGTATCAGTCATTTTAGTCCTCCCAATCAGGTAGCCAGAAAGATAGGTGGTGCTGGTCTACAATAGCCCTTGCAGGTGCTTGCGTACTTCCACGATATAAAATCTGAAAGTCTCCAACCTTTGGCATATCAATCATTCGGTCATAGTCCTCATCATAGTATGCGTCAATAGCCTCAATACAAGGTGCTACCATTTCTGCGGGTACTGGTGGATAGTGATTACCTTTAAGGTGATATAGTATCTGAGTTTCTAAATCTAAAACTGTGTCCTGTAGTCCTAGGGCTGTTACGCTTCCCATATTAGTATGCTCCTTCTGTTAGTGGTGGTGTTAAGTTTAGTGCATATACGCACTCTTGGCAAATCGGTGAGTCAAATCGGTAATCAAACTTAGTATCATCTAAGTTCTCATAGCATTCCTCGCAATAGGTTAGATCGCTCATTAGTTACCCCAATCTACAAGTACGCCGTCAATAGCGTCCTGTATATCTGCCTCAAATATTGCTAATTCATCTTGGCTCAATTTTCTAACAAAAGAATTTTTATCATTAGACTTCCAAATAATTATCTCTGCGTTTATCATTTTGCTACTACCTCTCCGTTACGATAAAAAGTTTTAGTATGCATTTTGCCTGACGGCTCTGATAAATTGACGACTCTGTATTCATTAGCGTCTCCATAGTCAATAAAACTATTAAAGACATTTACTGCGTCAAGGGCATTGGCATAGCGACCAACCCAATTAGGGCTAGTGGCACTATCGTTGGTGCTGGTTACTGCGTATAGATATTCCATTAGTTATAACTTCCTTTACATTCTGAACATAGATAGTTTAATTTGCAATAGCAACCTAGTTGGATAGGTGCTGGGTTTTCATAGTAGTCATCATAGGACATTAGTTGTTCTCCTTAGTTAAAAATAGTTGGTGGGTATTAGCATATTCTATCATCGCTTCTGCCTCTCGGTCAAGGTAGCAAGTGAAACAATATAGAGTAGTTATGTCTACTGAGTTTTCATTACATTGTAAGCATAGGTCGGTCATTGGGAGCCTTCTTTCTTAAGTTGATATAAATATCCTATCATATGGGGGAGACAAAAGATAATCCGTAAAGGGGTAAATCGGACATTTGGAGTGTGATAAATCTCACACGTAAAGGCCTGTGGATAACTTAATCCAGCCTGTGGATAACTCGGTTCGAAAAAACTTAAGCAGTTTTGAATCTTGCTTAGGATTTTTTTATTATGTTCCAGAGATCATTAGGAATGCAAGAAAACAAATCCCAAGAATGATTAGCGTTATAGTCATTTCATACACGCCTCTCTAAATATTTCGTGTTTGAAGTTTGGGTTATCCTCTGAAAACATTCCAGAGAAATCCTCTACCAAATCCTCAAAAGTAAATTCATCACCGATTAAATCTTTATACGATGAAAGAATTTCTGCAACGGCTACATAGTCTTTACGGGTCATCATTATTCGGCCACCTTTAGAATTGCATAAGAGCCGTTTTCGTTTAGGTGGTCAATTGCTGGCTGAATAGCAGGCGCAAGCAATTCTTTTAGCATTGACTCAAGCATAGCAATTTGCATTTCTTGAGGTAGTGATAGCAAGCGAATGCCTACTGGGTGGGTTTCGTCTACTTCTGTGATGAAGTTTAGTGAGTGTTGAATTTGTACCATTTTTATCTGTCCTTTGTTAGTTGTTAGTTTGGCATTTGCATTTTGTTATTTTAATTGTATCACCTTCCACCGACAAGGTGGCAAGTGTGTTGCAAGAGTCGCAGATGAATATTTCCACTAGTGTTGTTCCTCGCAATTTTTGTCGTAGTCAAATCCACAATAGTAGCAACCCATAAATTCTGAGTGTTCAATGCAATAGTATTTAAATTGACTTGAGTCGCAGCAGAAGTGTTGCTCGTCTATGATTTCATAGAATTCTGTTTTATCAACGACTGCACTCATTATTCACCAACCTTTACTGCAACGGTGCGGTAAGTGTTACGCCAAGCGCCCCAACCGCTATTAGGTGCAACCTCTACAAGATAGGTTTCACAACCTTCATACCAAATTGGCTGAGGGTGCGGTCTTGCGCTTACGATTTCTCCACGCAAGGTTTTAGATACATATTGTTTTCCCACTAGTAGGGACTGGACTGAGTATACATTTGCAGACATAAGTTTGTCTCACTTTCTTTTTCTTTATATTCTAAGTGTACCAGTTTGGACCGACATTATCAAATCCAAATTCGGACATTTAGGACATATTTTTTGTGACTTTCGTCACACTGATTTATGGACTTATTTAATTTTATAAGATAATACTAGCATACAAAATCCAAAAAGTCAAGCCGACACGCCGTAAATCAGGGAATATTTCGTGTGACCTTAATCACAAACGTAAATAGCGACACGCCCGACCGCGTTCGAAAAATTCTTGCTACTCCCTTGCGTGCAAATAGAAAGAATAAATTAGTGTGATCATTGAAAACCATAGAAGTGCATTACCACTTACGAAAAAGGTTTGATAAAAACTCATTGTTGTTTCTCCTCAATTTCTGCGACATATACATCTCCTCTTTCAATGTTTCCATATTTTAATTTAAAATCAAAATTTTCAATTGCTTCATCATAGTTATCTGCTTCAATATTTATGAAGGTAGTAAATTCAAAGATAGCCATATTATTTTTCTCCCATCTCGTCAAGGTCTGCCTTGAACAATTTATAGATTCTTTCTTTTTCTTTATCTGGCGTGTTAGCCCATAGATAACCTAGCAGATAGTGTGTTCCACTATCTCGGTCATTGTTACGAATTTGACGGCATATAGCCAATGTATCTTGTAGTTCAAGGCTCATTAGTTATTTTCCTTTTCCAATCTAGTTAGTGAAATATAGTCATAGATATTTACATAGACTATGTATGCGACATATAGCGATAATAAAATAAAAATTGTTTTCATTACTTTCCCTCATTCTCTTTAGCGATCATCTCTTTTAGATAGTCAATCGCTACTTGTCTACCATTCTTGTAGCCAGTACCTACAATAGTGCGAGGTGCAACCTCTTTTGCCATTAGTGCATCTAGCATCTCTTGGTGAGTCATTGTGGCGGTATCGCCTAGATCATATTTATATCTCATTAGTTTTTCTCACTTTCTTTTTGAGAATGGATAATTTCGTTTTGCTTAGCGGCGTTTTCAAGAATTGCCATAGCGTCAATGCGTGAGAATAAGCGTTTATCGCTTACGAATTTTTTATATTCATCAAGGTTCATTATTTGTTTCCTTTCAAGTGACCTGATATTCCAAGAGTATCGCAAGATACTTGCAACACTACCGACTTAGGTAGTGCATTACTTAGTGCGCTGATATAGTTACGCACTTCTGACGGGGTACTGAAAGACATAGCCTTAGTAGTACCATTGAACGAAGTTAGTTTAAGCGTTATCATTACTTAACCCCCTTATATAGAAAATCCCAAGCCTTACGGCAGATTAGAATGCTTTCGCAATTATCGCAACAAATAGACCCTTCAGGGTTAAGGTTAATATCATATGCATCTACATATGAAGTTTTGTTTCCGCAGACGGAATCAAGTGGATATAGTGTACTCATTAGTTAGTACCAACTTTCTTTAGTAGTGAAGTGATAGCGACATATCGCTTAGCGATTAGTACCGCTTTAGGGTTAGGGGTAGAATAGAATCTACCTTGTGAGTAATCGCTAGGATATTTTTCAGCAATACGCTGAGCGATACGGATAGGGAGAGTGTTAGTAGTAGGTGCATATCCACCTGCTTCTAATCCAAATTCTTTAGCGATATCGCTACGAATTTCTGAGTAGTAGTTATTTATTGAGTGAGTCATATTTGACCCCTTTCTTTAGCGGATTTCTTTACCGCTTGTTTTTCTTTATATAGATATTATAGCAGGGGGGTACGACATTGACTCATATTATGTAAAGTAAATTATCACCATAAACTAGGTCAAAACGGACATATGGGATATGTGAAGTGCGTCACATTTATAGACATGACTGATCATGAGCCTATGCGCCTATGACTGGTCATGAGCAGGGGTGCACAAGACTGGTCATCTGTGGATAACCCTGTGGATAACTTTTTTTCGATTTTTTTGTGTGGTCTAAATCACACTAGAAATGTCCGATTTGTCCGTGTCTAAACTTGACTTTTTGACATTTTTGTGCTATACTTACAGTATCAAAAATTAAATAAGGTTAAAAGGTCAATGAGCCTACCAAATAAACCGAACAAATGTTCGGGTGAGCGTAGCAAATAAGTGACCTATATCACAAGTCCCACGCTCCATATAGTGAGACTACTAGCCAGTATACTGGACAGTACGGGTTTTGTGTGTTACACTTACAGGGTAAGAAAATAAATATTAGCAAAAAAAGAAAGGTGGTCTAAAATGACTACACTAACAAACACAGTATGCAAAGAGCATACCCCTCATCTATCCGCTATCTCATCTATCAACGATGAGCAATTTACCTTTTGCGAAAATTGCGAAAATAACATTGAGCGTTGGTATAACGATACCGACCCAGAGCGTCTACCTATGTGGACAGATTGGAAGGTTTCACGATGAACCTTGACGAATACAGAGCGCATGTAGAAGCGCAACGCAAGGAGAGCCTTGCACAAGCCCTAGCCCTACTAAATAAAAAGGAAAATAAATAAATGAAAACTTGCAAAGTTATACACTGTGAGAACACAGAACTAGTCTATAGCGGTATCTCCGCTCTCATGCTCGGCGGTATACCTACCGAGACATATTGCTACGATTGCGGTAACGCATACAATCAAATCCAAATTGCTATGGCAGAACTATTAGAAAGTGTAGGAAACTAAATGAAAGTAACACTAACCTCAATGGCGGGGAATACTCGCAATATCAATCTCTCAACAAAGCAAGAGGTCTATGACTTTATAGAATTGTTTAAGAGTACGCTACTACCTACACAGCGCATGAAAGTAACATGCGACCTACTAGGTATAGACGGATACCTGCAAGGAGAAAATAAAATTTAGCGGGTACTACTCGCAATAATTTTGCGGGTACCAGTACAATTAACTTAGTGGGTACTACTACATAGAGAGATCGTCGTAGTGTGCTCACTATTTATTTTTATTTATTTTTTACAAAGTATGTATCATACATCTGAACAAAATATTCAGATTTTTGCTATTTTGGTTTTTACAAAATTTTTCAGATTTGGGGTATAATGGACGGTATGGGAATATTAGACAATTTTGAAAATGCCTGGGATCCAGAATTCCAGTATGAATCTACACCTATAGTAGCAATCAACAATATGGGTGAACCTATGCCCATAGAACAAGGTTTGGACGAAGAGGTTTTAGATATATAACGGTTTGTTACAAAGTCATATAATCTTCGTCAATAAGGTTTTTATTAATTTCAGTCAAAACCTTTTCACGCATACCAATAGACCTAAATTTTTCGTATCTAGATCTTAGGCTTAATCCAGCACCAAATAGATCACTAGTTCCTATGTTGGCCTCAGAGTATTTTACAAGCAATTGGTTTTGCTGGTATCTTTTAAGAATTATCGGTCTATCTGTTTTAAATTCAGCATAGATCAATGCCTCACCTTCAACAAAGTTTATTGATCCTTTATCTGACCAGGTTTGGACTTCAAAACTATATGGTCGATACCATTCTCCAATATTAAAATTTCCAGGTATGGTAGAACAATTTTCCATATATTTTGCTTTATGAAAAAATGGGGAAGTAAAAGAAACCTCTAAACTCTCATCAGCAAACATAGCATATCCTAGTGCAAGTTTAAAGTTTGGACCAATACTTAGCATGTTATCTCTTATGCTATTCATAGCAATTCCATTATCAGTATTTAAGTTTAACATTTTTTCATCTCCAGAGAAATCATAGTCGTAGCCAAATGTCATTGGGCACTTAAAAACCAATGTTTTCTTTATTTTTGAAGATGTGGCGGGGCATTGAAAGAAGTGGTTTTTGCTGGACTTATCTTTATTTTTTAAATGATCAGAAAAAACACTCACTGGCTTAGGATATAAAAATGACCAATCGGGTGAATTTTCATTATGAACATATGGAGACCAATATACTGTTATAGGTTTCTTGCTCATATCACCATTTCCCTACTGGACAAGCAGCCTTGTCGATCAAAGTTTTTAACTTCATAAAACACCCACATTTCTTACAACTCTGGTTTCCTTTGCGAAAGAACTCGCATCCTTTGCATATCGCCAAACGCTCAGCAGCAATTTCTTCTGGTGCTCTCTTAGATCCATTAATAAGATCCCATGGCTTTGCATCATCCGACATTTTCAAACATCCACATCACTAAGGCTGCTACGATAATAATCGGAGAAACGAATACTAAGAATATATCCATAGATCTATTATAGCCCATATAAGGGTTTGAAGCCACTTGTAGACATATTTGGGAGTGTCTCCCATGTGTTGTCTAGGGGAGGGTTTATATAACCTCTATTTTCGGCTTTGTTGTATACCGCCGAAATTAAGGATCGTATCTTAAATAATGATATAATAATCTTTATGACTCCACAAGACTGGGCTGGACTTGCTTTAACTTGTTTGACAATTTTTGGTATTCTTGTCGGCGGAGTTAAATTTCTCGTAAAACATTATTTGAGCGAACTTAAACCCAATTCTGGGTCTAGTATGAAAGACTCTGTTAATCGGCTTGAAGAAAAAACTGACAAGATGTTTGATCTATTGATCGAGCATATTAAAGATCATAACAAGTAACTACTATATAGAAGATATACTATATATAAGTATATTACTTTTACAGTATATTCTTTTCTTTATATATTTTAAGTATACACTATCAATACCCTGGCCTAATAGGATAAAACGGACATATAGTATGAATCCATTTATAACTCTTTTATAACGATATTAATATATAACTTTTTGTTATCAATCCGTGTATACCTGGCTTATTTAAAATAATCAGATATAATCTAAATTGCTGGCACTCAAGATCTTTCTACCCACCCCACTGCTCTTGAGTGTCCAGCATTATTATTATGGTATAATCATTGATATGTGCACACCAACAACAGAAAAATTTGGGGCCACCCCAGCAAATATTCAGTGGGCTGTTGTCCGTGGAGACTATGCCTCATTTACAGTCTCATTTCTTGAAAATGACGAAGTTACAGAATTTGATACAGATGGATGGGAGTTTTCTGCTACAGCCTATGATCCAACCACAGACGTGCTTGACGAACTAGAAGTTTCCGTTGATGGCTCTGTTATAACTGTAAGCGCTCCAGCATCTATAACTGAAAACTGGGGAACTAAATACAGATCAGTAGTTGCAGAATTATCTTTTGACCTACAGGCAGTAATCCCAGATGGATTATCGACAATTACCTGGACTCCAGTAATTGGAACAATCTGTGTGCTTGGAGATGTTACCCCAGTATCTGCAAGGGGTACAATCGGAGGAGTATCCTAAATGATAATTAAGATTAAAGATATTAACCCTAAACTTCCACCACTTATAAAAGTTAATGGTACTGTTTTTAAAGTAAAGAAATAAATTATGGCCATATCAAAAAATATGGATGCTCCAAAAACCAGATATTCTGAAGTAATTAAATCAACAAAGACCACAGACTCAAGTGGTGCTGAATATATTGCTGTTCCAGGCATTCAAGGAGAAAAGGGCGAAGTCGGTCCACCAGGACCAGCAGGCCCCGAAGGTCCTAGAGGCGAAAGAGGCATTCCAGGTAAAGACGGAAAGGATGGCCCACAAGGTCCTCAAGGCCCCAAAGGAGATCCTGGCAGAGGCGGGGGAGAAGGATATGAAAGTCCTTCAGGTCAATACCCAGGATGGGCATACTATCAGAATAAAAACAAAAAACCATTATTTCTAGGACCTGATAGAGGAGACGATGGTTGGGTTAATATATTAATGGATGATGATGAGAACAATAATATTTTAAGGTTTCTTCCAGAAGGATCTGTTTCACTATGGAGTCCAGTTACCCAAAGAATTAACTTTAAGCAACTTAAGGTGGGAGCCAAGGTAGATATTAGATATGATATAGCCTTAACTACCGACACAAATAGCACAGAGGCATGGATAAGGACATATATACCAAAAGTAGAGTCACCTACTGGATATATAGGAATGCTCAAGTATAGGTATCCATATGAAATGTCTATTCACCAAACCCTATATGTCGATTTATTAAAGATCAGATCAGAGGGCGCAATCATACAAGCAAGGGCAGATAACGAAAGTACTATTTTCTTAAAAGGTATGTATATTTCAGTTTCTTGATGGTATAATGGATCAGGAGGATAACAATGGCATTTCCAAGCACTTATGATTTTAACTATTACCGTGGTGACACTGCTCAATTTGTAGTCCGTCCTAAAAATGCAAACGATGGATCTTCTTTTGATTTAGCAAACTATTCTGCAATTTTTACCATTGCAAACCAGAGGGGTTCTGCTGGAACACAGTATGCGGCTTCTGCAGTTGTTAATACAACAACTGACATTGTTACGTGTACAATTACACCAACTGTTGGACGAACACTCGCTGCTGGATCATATGTCTATGATGTTCAAATTACAGATGTATCGCCAACTCCAGACGTTATTTACACAATACTCACTGGAACAATAACAGTAACAGACGATATTACTGGAGCAGTTTAATGCCAGATGTTTTGATATCAAATGATGATATTACCGTTTTAGGACCTCCAGAGTTAGTAGAAGTTCTAGTTGATATTGGTCCAACAGGACAACGTGGCAGTAAATTTTTTGTTGGAACTGGAGAGCCAAACTCTTTAACAACAAGTGGTACTATTTTTAGTGAAACAATAAACCTATACGATATGTATATTAATTCTGCACCAGGTGTTAACTATGGATATATGTATCAATACATTTCTGAGGTTGGAGGAAATACTTGGGTTCAGGTTTTAAAAATTTCTCCAACCTTATACTCTAAGAGACACACAGTAACCTTTGCTTCAGGAGAAGCATCAATATCTATTCCTATAGCCAACATAGTAACAGTTTCTGGAACGCCCCTTACTGCATCTAATTTTAATATTCAGTATAGTATTGAGAATACGGCTCCAATTGCTTCTTCAGTTGAAATACCCGCACTTGCAGGCGCTGGAACAAATCTTGTAGTTAATTTAAATGCTGCTAGATATGCAAGCAGCACCTGGTCTAATCTAACAGGAGAGGTAACGGTACATCTGTTTATATCTGTAGTTATCTAATTATGGTATAATCTTGATGAGGTGAAAATATGGCAGCAGAGTCAATAGGCAGTTTAGTTCCAACAAAAATTCCAGGTCTAGCAGACCAAGCAGACATTCAGGCTGCCCTACGTGTTTACCATTATGGATCATACACATTTGATACAGCAGAAACAGACCCCGCAGAATTAGTAAATCCATCTATAGCGTATACAATAAATGATCTTCAAGATCAGATTGATACCTTATCTGGTGGAACCGCAATTTCTGCAACAAGTTTTAATGCTAAGGGAGATCTATTATCTGCCTCAGCAAATGACACCCTGAGTGTTTTGTCTGTTGGATCAAACGGAAGAGTATTAACAGCAAATAGTGCTACAGCAACAGGTCTTGAGTGGGTAGCGCCAGAAGTAACTCTGTCTAATTCTGTAACTTTAAGCGGAAAAACATTAACTGCTCCAAAATTTGCAGATCTTGGCTTTATTGCAGATGCTAATGGAAATGAGATTATCGTTATGGATACCGTGGCTTCTGCGGTAAACGAAATCAAAGTTGCAAATGCCGCAACAGGTGGAAACCCTTCTATTGCAGCACAAGGTGGGGACACAAACATATCTTTAAATCTAGTTTCAAAGGGCAGCGGAGAAGTGCAGTCAAACGGTGTAAGAATTGCCACGAATGATGATATTTTATTGTCTTTGATCGGTGGACTATAATATGCCGTATAATGATATGGACAGCAAAGGAGTAATTTATGGCAACAACAATTAAGGCTTTTGGGCGTGGGGCATTTGCTACTTCTTCTGCAACCTTATACACAGTTCCAGCATCTACAACATCTTTAGTTACGAATATTATAGTAACTAATGAAAATGCAGCAGAACAAACGTTTACAATAACACTTGATTCTGTTAGTATTTTTTATCAAACTGCTATTGCAGCAAACTCAACAGCGACGCTTGACCTAAAGCAAGCACTTGCCACCACAAAAATTATATCTGGCTATGCAAGTAGCACAGATGTAAAATATCATATTACTGGAGCAGAAATTGCATAAAATATGTGATATAATTCTATCAGGAGGAACAAACTAATGCCTACATTGACCAAAGCACTAGCACGCACTGCAGCAGCAACATCTAGCACAACGCTATACACAGTGCCATCAGCAACTACCACAGTTATAACAAACATTGTTGTAACTAATTCTGCAGCAACTGCTGCTACATTTACAATAACAGTCAACTCTGTTGATATGTTTAAAGATGTTTCTATTGCAGCAAACTCAACAGCAATGTTTGACCTTAAGCAAGTTGTTGCTGCTACACAGGTTGTCGCTGGTCTTGCATCAGCAACAACAGTTAGATTTCATATTAGCGGAGTGGAGATCTCATAATGTCAAATTTTGCAGTTATTCTTAATAATAAAGTTTATAACTTAATTGTTGCAGACTCAAAAGAAGATGCAGAATTAGCAACTGGACTAGATTGTGTTGAATATGATAACAATACAACAGTCTGGATAGGTCAATCCTATGATGAGAATGGTTTTGAGCAAGAAGAAATACCAGAATTTACCGTAACTCCAGAATAAACTATTAAAAAGGAATAAAACTATGGGATACTCAATCTTTCCACTACCAAGTTCAGCAGCATATTCTACAACTGCTACTATTCGCCATCAATTTGATACAACAACAAATAGCCCAGGCATACCTTCTGGAACAAACCTAGTTTACGCTGCCGTTTACGGTGGTGGAGGCGGTGGTGGTGGCGGTGGTGGAAGTTGGCAAAATACAGCAGGTGGTACAGGTGGTACAGGTGGTCGTGGTGGTCTTTCTTTTGGACAAACATCAATTGGTGCTTCAGTAGTAATCGGTGCAGGTGGAAACGCAGGTACTGGAGGACTAAGCCAGCAGTTTGGTTGTACCTATAGAGGCACAAGCGGTGCTGGCGGTGCAGCAGGATTTTCTCAGTTTGGAGGATTCCTTTCTAATGGTGGATCAGGTGGCGGTGGCGTAGGCCAAGGTGGTACAGGGAGCACAGGATCACGTGGCACCCCAGATTCACCATATAACATGACTATTCCAGGTGTAAACGGTACACCAGGGTTTGCTGGTAACGGTGGTGGCGGTGCAGGCCCAGGCGGTGGCGGTGGTGCAGGTGGTGGCGCTGGAAGTGCAGGAAAAGTTGTAATATGGTATTAATTAATAATAAGTTTTATATTATTCTAACAAGAAAGGGTATTTAATATGGGATATTCAGTATATCCACCAGCATCTTCTGGAGGACCTTTTCCATCAACAAATATTAGACACGAATATACAACAACAACAAATAGCCCAGGCATCCCTGCTGGAACAAACCTAGTTTACGCTGGAGTTTGGGGCGGCGGTGGCGGTGGCGGTGGCGGTGGCGGAAGTTGGCAACATACAGCAGGTGGTACAGGAGGAACAGGTGGCCGTGGTGGTTTTGTTTTTGGACAAGTAGCAAAGCCTGATTCTGTAGTAATCGGTGCAGGTGGAACCGCAGGCAATGGAGGACTAAGCCAGCAGTTTGGTTGTACTTATAGAGGCACAAGCGGTGCAGGCGGTGCAGCAGGGTATTCTCAATTTGGATATCTCTGGGCAAATGGTGGATCAGGTGGCGGTGGCGTAGGCCAAGGTGGTACAGGTTCAACGGGTGCTCAAGGAACTCCAGCAGTAAACACTACAATAGCATTTCCTGGTCAAAACGCTAATTCTGGAACACCTGGATCAGGTGGCGGTGGAGCAGGCCCAGGCGGTGGCGGTGGTTCTGGTGGTGGCGCTGGTGAGGGCGGAAGAGTCATTGTCTGGTACTAACAAAGAAAAACTTTTTGCTATCATTGATAAAGATGGTATAGTTGTAGATGCATGGATGGCTTTGTCTTATGAAGAGGCAGAAAAAGATAATCCAGGAAAAACTATTATAGAAACAACTGTAGAAAATTCTCCATTTGTTATTGGTGAAAGACGGACTAAGGGGCTGGGGCAAAATGAAAAACAAGGAAGCATATCTTAAAAACACTATAAAAGAAGTGTTTTAAAAATGAAAATTATTTTTACAAATACTGTTTCTTTTGATGGATTAGAAAGACCACAGCCTGCCTATAAACTAGTACCTGAATGGTATAAAAAAACTGATTCTTACATTGGAAAAACAAAAAAACCTCCTTCTAAAGGATCTACAGATGCAACAATTAAAAGATGTATGCCAGTTTTTGATGCTATAATTTCAGGGTATATAATTACACTGCCAGCAGATGTATATGTTTCTTTAGTAGAGCAACATCCATACGACAGTGAAACTGGAAAACGTATAGAGGATATTCCAAGTAAAAAAGTACAATATTTTCAATGGTCAAATTTAGGTTTGGTATCTTTCCATCCAATTGAGCAGGCCCCACTGCATCCAGCAAAAAATGAGTATTCCTATCCAAAATGGATAAACCCCTGGTCAATTAAAACACCAAAGGGGTATTCGACATTATTTATACAGCCAATGCATCGAGAATCAGTTTTTACAATTCTTCCAGGAATTGTAGATACAGATAAATATTCATCGCCAGTTAACTTCCCTTTTGTTATTAATGATCCAAATTTTGAAGGATTAATACCAAAAGGAACTCCAATTGCACAGGTAATTCCATTCAAAAGAGATGACTGGGAAATGGAATTTGGAAAAGATAAAGAATTTAAAGAACAGTTAGAAACTACAAATATGTTGTCTACAGTTTTTTTTGATGGGTATAAGAGTATGTTCAGAACAACAAAAGAATATAAATAGGGGGATAAGATGGCAAAGATAGTATTTACAGATATAGAAAATCCAGAAGGTGTTTTACAAAAACCAAAACCAGCAAGCGAATATATACCTCAGTGGTATAAGGATGCTAAGGGATATACATCCCCAACTGGAAAAAAAGAGCCTAGGCTAGATGGTGCTAGTCCAACAACAGTAAAGAGATGTATGCCAGTATGGGACATGATGACTGCTGGGTACATAATTGAAACACCATACGATATTTATGTAACACAAACTCCAGACGGCCCATATTTTCATTGGGGAGAAATGACTGCTGTTGTTTTTCAAAATATGGAACAAACGCAAAATCATCCATATTTTAGAGACATTAACTATGCAGTTAGGATTATTCATCCTTGGAGTATTAAAACTCCAAAGGGGTGGTCAATAATGGTTATAGAACCACAACATCGTGAGCCAGGTCCCATAATTGTTTCTAGTGGGATTGTTGATACAGATGATTGCCCCATGACTTTTAACGTTTTTCTTAAATTAAGAGATCCAAACTTTGAAGGCATGATTCCCCAGGGAACCCCACTTGTACAGGTTATACCATTTAAGCGTGAATCTTGGACTTCAGTATTAGGTGGAGAAAAAGAAAAAAAGCAGTATGCTTCCGACTTAAGAAAGTTTACCATCCTTCTTCTTGATAGTTATAGGAGACTCTGGTGGAAAAGAAAAGAATATAAATAAAAAAATACCCCTACCGATTAAAGTAGGGGTTATTTTTTTTATATTTAATTGTGTTGGCTAGGGAACTTTTTTAGCCATCTTTTTACAGGAGCAGTCTTAGCATATTTCCAAGACTTCCAGTCTGTTCCACCCTTAGTCATATGAAATGCAATCTCTGCATTCTTGACAGGGCTAAACAACTCAGCGTTAGTGTCTAGATTAAACTTATCTCTACGATCAGGTCCTAGATTACCGATCATATTTATTTGGAATACTCCGTAAGAACTGTCACCAGTCTTAGCATTTCCATTGAAAGCAAGTGGTCTTCCGTTTGATTCTGCCTTGGCTACAGCCCAAGCAGTCTTTAGACCATTTCCATTAAAGCCTACAGCCTTTAATAATTTAATCAAGTCGTAGTCTGTCAAAGTAGTTGCATTCATATACTTTTGCAAGACAACCTGTTTATTTGGCTTAGAAACCAAAAAAGCCGACTTATGGTCGGCAGGGGTAGTCAAGGACTTATTACTCAATAAATTATTTTCAGTTGTATTTGTTATAGCATTGGCAGTATTACTTATGGGTGCAAGTAGTCCAACCAACGATAGGATTCCAATCCAAGCCATCTTGTCTCTTCTCATAAAATAAACCTCCTAGAAACAAAAGCACCAGTTGTCTGGTGTTACTACCAAGTATAACATGTTTTTGCCCCAAAAGTCCAACTTTTGATATTTTTTATTAAACTGTTATAAAACCTTGTGTATGAAGTGGTATAATGGTAAATACTATGGCTACAGGTGCAACTACTAATTATGACATTCCTTATCCACTATCAAGTGATCCAGTAAATGTCCACGAAGATATTCAGTCATTGGCTGAGACTATTGAATCGCTACTTGGTACTGTTGGTCCTGCATACCACACGCTTGATGTAACAAATAGCAGTGGATCATCTATTGCTAAAGGAGACCCAGTTTATATTTCTGGCTATGGAACATCAAAACCAACAGTAGCAAAATGTGACTCTGATGACCTAACAACATTTCCAGTAATTGGTTTAGCATCAACTGCTATATCTAACAGTTCTGATGGAGTCATCATTTTGTCTGGAGTATTTTCAAATATTAATACAAATGCTTATACCGTTGGAAATAAACTATATGTTGCAAATGGCGGGGGATTGACTGCAACAATTCCAGCAACAGGTTCTGGAGTAGTGGCGGTAGTGTTAAAGAAAAATGCCTCAACAGGTATATTACTAGTTGGACAACCAAAGGGTAATGGCTCTTGGGGATCACTGAAAGCAGGGTTATCATAATGGCAGTTTATAGAGGTCAAGGCGCATCTACATACGATATTGGGGAAGCACCACCATTTGTTAATTGGACCATTGTAAAAGGCGACACAGCCTCTTTTAGGATTTATTTAACAGATGATGCTA